CTTGTGATAAAAGATTAAAACAAATAGATGATAAAGGTATATTTTATGCTGATGATCAAATCGGTTTTTTCTTTAAAGAAGTACAAAAAATACAAGAAGCACTTAACGAATTTACATTAAAATAACTCTTAAATGTCAAATGAAACCAAAAAAGAACCGGCTACTACCGGTTCTCTTACTCCCGAACCAGTTGTTAAAAAGAAAAGAGGTAGAAAACCATCTAAAAAACAATATTTTACAGCAGATGTAGATGTAGCTATACAAGAATATTTAGCATCATCTAACCAAGCAGAAAGAAATGAAATATATCGTACTCGTATAGCGTACGCCTTTTATAAGTTAGCGGAAAATTTAATCCATACATTTAAATTTTATTATACAGAAGTTGAAACATTAGAAGATTTAAAACATGAAGTATGTTGCTTTTTCTTAGAAAAATTAGATTATTGGAAGCCAGAAAGAGGTACTAAAGCATTTAGTTATTTTTCTATTGTAGGTAAAAATTATCTTATACTATATAATAATAACAACTATAAAAAGAAAAAAGCAAAAGCAGACCCCTTAGCTGCTGATGAAGATGAAGGAGTATTACGTCAATTAGGAAGGGACGAACGTAAACAAGAAATTAAAGATTTTATAGATTATTTTACTGAGTATGTTGATAAAAATATGTTTATTATGTTTAAAAAAGAACATGATAGAAAAGTATGTGACGCAGTAAATATACTATTTAAACGTAGAGAAAACTTAGAAATATTTAACAAAAAAGCACTATACATTTATATAAGAGAAATGACTGGTGTAGAAACTCCTGTTATAACTAAAGTAACTAAAACTCTTAAAAAAGTTTATAAAAAACTTTATAATGAATATACAGAAACAGGATACATAAAAATTTAATTTTTTTCCATATTTATAATAAAATATTATGGATCCATTAAACCAAATATTATTTGATGATAAATCTTTTTCGGATTTACTAAAGGAAATTCATGGTAATCAAAAAAAGAAAGCCAAACAACTAGCTCAACTTATAGCTGAATTACGTCCTTTAGTACAATCATTAGGTGATGCTACCGTTGTAGTTCCATTAATTAAAGAATATATGGAAATTAGCGTTAAAAATGATGACGCTTTATTAAAAATGGCAGCTATTGTACAACGTTTATCTACGGGTAATACAAATTCAGGTGATGGTGGATTACTAACAGAAGAAGAAATGGCTCAACTTCAAGATTTAACTGAAGAAATAGCTAAAACTGTTGAAGAACCTAAACAATTAGAACAACCTAAAGAATAAAAATGCCTACAGTAACTACAAACCAAAATGCAAATTATAAAAATAATTCTGGTCAATTTATACCCGTAAAAGTAGTTGATGTAGTATTAGATTTAAATTTTCCTGACATAGATAAAATTGGGGGTTGGGATGCTTTAGGTACTATTTTATTTATAAAAGTAAGTGATATTGTAAAAGATCCAAAAATTGAATTTAATAGAGGTAATGCTTCTATAATAAATTCTAATGATATAGCTAAACCATTATTTGCAAATACTAAATATTATCCTTTAAAGGGAGAAATAGTATTAGTACATAGTACTTTAGGTAGAGATATAATAAATGATGATAAAGAAAATTATTATATTCCTAACATTAATATTTGGAACCATCCACACCATAATGCGTTACCTAATCCTGATTTATATAGTGATGCTTCGAATACAAATAAAACTCAAAAAGACTATGTAAATGCTGTAGGAGGACTTGTTAGACAAGTACAAGATTTAGATTCTGAAATAGAATTAGGTAATTATTTTCAAGAACAATTAAATACAAAACCATTATTACCGTTTGAAGGTGATCATATAGTAGAAGGTAGATTTGGAAACTCAATAAGATTTGGAGCAACAGCTCCTGGTCCTAATGATTGGTCTACCACAGGTCAAACAGGTGATCCTATTACTATAATTAGAAATGGTCAATCAGATGAATTAGATAGTAAAGGGTGGGAACCTACTGTTGAAGATGTTAATAGAGATCTATCATCTATTTACTTAACATCAACACAAAAATTAGATAAATTTGTGCCTGCTTCTTTAAATTGGCAGTCATGGGGAGCAGAACCTACAGTAATTGAAGATCCTATAGAAGCTTTAAGCTCACCACCAGCACAAGAATATACAGAACCAGAACCAACAACAAATGAAGAAGAAGCAACAAATGCCTTAATAGCTGGTTTACCTACATCTAGTGCAGATCCTATTACAAATGAAGAAGAAATTGAAAGTCAAGATAATACTCCACCACCCCCTACACCAGTAGAAGAAGAAACGGGTGATGAATTATCTTTATATGATGAATTACTTGCGAGTGGTGATTTTGATGAAGAAGATTTTGAATCATTTGAAAACCCAGTTATATCAGGTCAAGATGTTGCTGTTAGTCAACTTGAAAGATTAGAAGAGGGAGAAATCGATCTTGGTAGTAGTGGTGAACCATCAGATAGTACAGGAAATGCAGATTGGCAAAAAATTAGAGCACAATGGAAAGTAAAAAAACAAACAGCATATAATACAGTAAACGGTGCCCCACAAAGGGGAGATACTTGGAATTACCCTGTTAAAATACCAGGAAAAACAGGAATAATAACTACAGTTCAGGCTCCAGCTCCTTGGAGTACGGTTAAACAAAATTTAGGCCCTATAGCTTCTAATAAAAAATATTTAGTAGTACATTGTACGGCAGGTTCTTTTAAACCTCCTGTAGAATCAATATTAGGTCAAATGTTTGGAGATAGAGGAGTTAAAGCTTTAGGAGGATCTAGGGGAGGTTATCATATAATGATAACAAAAAATGGACATTGTTGTAAAATATATGATGATACTTTTACGGCGTATGGTGCTAAGGGTTATAATGGAAATGGAATTCAAATAAATTGGATGGGGGGAGCTAGAGGTTTTAATATGACAAGTGCCCAAGCAAAAACTTTAGTAGATATAATTAAAACATATGTAGCAAGATATCCAAACATACAAGTAGCGGGTCATAATCAGGTAGCAAATAAACCTTGTCCAAGAATATGGATGCCAAGATTAATGACTAATTTAGGATTTGGATCTAAAAATATATTTAAAACAAAAAAGACAAATCTAGAAAAATATGCAAATGATTCAGATGTATACCAAGGTGATTATAATAATATAAAAAATGCAAGATTAGCTTAATATGGAAAACCCAATACAACCATATGAATATGAAGGTAAACAAGTAATAATTAACTCAGATAGATTATTATTTAATGCTAAAAATGATTCTTTATTAGTTTACTCTAATAAACACATGGCTTTTAGCGCTAATAACCATATTCATTTTGACACAGGAGATGAAGGTAATTTTGTAGTTAACGCTAATTTAATCCATATAGGGTTAGAGGGAGACAAAAATTCCCCAGCTGAACATGCTGTTTTAGGAGATAATTTAGAAAGGATACTAAATGATATGTTAGAAATGTTAGAAAACTTATTATATACCTTAGAATACACTTATCCACCTTACTGTGTAGCTCCTCCTGTAGGACCTAATGTACCTAGTGGAGTACCTATATTTGAAGTAACTAAACAACAAATAGCAAATATACGAAATAATATACCTTTATTTAAAAGTGATAGAGTTAAACTACCCACAGATAATATGTATGGAAAATAGATAAATAATGCAAGCAGCAATTCAAAAATTATTAATAAAAAATCAAGTTATACTTGAAAAAGCAAAAAATAAATTAAAGGATGAAGGGGCAAAGTCTGTTTTAAAATATAAAAATAAACTTCCAACTCCTGATACTTTAAAAGATAAGTTTTCAACATCTCAAGTATGTACTAAATCTGCCGTAAATAAAGCTGAAAAAAATTATAAAAAAATAAAAAATTTTGCTAAAAAAGTTCAAAAGGCTTTAGAAAAATCTCAAAAAGCATTAGAAAAACTACAAGCACTAGTAAATAAAGTATTATCTATTATAGCAAAGATAGCAGCATTAATAGCAACAGTAGATATATTAATAAGTATATTACAAAAAATAGTAATAGCAGCTAAAATATTAGTAAATGGGGTAGGTTTAATACCACCACCAGCAACAGCACCTTCGGGTCCTATAATTCTAGCAGATAAAGCTGCAACATTTGCTGAGGGTAAAATATCAATATTAAAAATTATAGCTAAATCTTTTGTAAAAGCTTTAGATTTTCCTAGAAATAAAGCAAATGAACTATTAGCATTAATATTAAAAGGAATAGCAGCAGTAGTAGCATTATTAAATTTAGTTAAAATGCTTATTCAAATGCTTGAAACTTTATTTTTATTATTTTTAAATAATTGTGCTGTTTCTAATCCTGGGAGAAATGGTAATCAAACACAAAATACTGTAAATGGGCAAACACCAGAAGAGTTTTTACAAGGTATGGAGTATCCTGGATACTCTTTAAACACACCTATATCTATGGGTAATGATCCTTTTAGTAGCTTAAATGATAAAGATGTATTTGATTACAATGATCCTTTAGCAGAACTTTATGATTCTATATTAACTAATTTGCAGTTATCAGGCCAACAAGAAATAATCGAAAAAATCTTTAATGCAAGATTTGAAATGGTTGGTTATAGACGCTATAAAGTTTAATTTATTTATATTTATAACAAACACTAATTTATAACATGAAAGCAAAAACATTTGAAAATCTAATTAGAAGAGTAGTTAGAGAAGAAATCGATTATGCATTACGTAGAGAAATTAAATCACTTAAAGAAGATTTACGTGATGAAATTAAACCATCTATAGTAGAACACACGGAAAGAATGGTTGAGGTTCCACAACAAAATTCTTTAAAAGAAAAGATAATGGGTAAAAAGCCATTTAAAAAACAAAATTTTGTTGGAGATAGTACCCTAAATGATCTTTTAAATGAAACAGCAGCAGGTGATACAAACACACAATCAGCTATGGCTCCTGTAAGTCTATCAGAGCCATTTTCATCAGGAGCCCCATTACCAATGGATACAGCAGGTATGCCCGCTGAAGTAGCAAGTGCTGTTACAAGAGATTATAGTTCATTAATGAAAGCAATAGATAAGAAAAAAGGATTATAATAAATGGCAGTAACACAAAACATAGGAGAAGAAATAAATATAAACCCTATTGATTTACAAGACAGTAGAGCAGTAGGTGTTATATTTCCTTTTAATGCTTCTGCTGTTTTTCGTTCTTCATATACAACACAGGAACAAGTTAAATCAAATTTAATAAATGTATTATTAACAGAACCAGGTGAGAGAGTATATGAACCTAATTTTGGAGTTGGTTTAAAAAGAAAATTATTTGAAAATCAAATAAACGAAGATGAATTAGAGACAAGAATTAAAGACCAAACTGCCTTTTATGTACCTGAAATAGAAATAACTAATTTAGTATTACAAGTTGTTCCTGATGAACATACTTTATATATAAGATTGACTTATAAATTTTTAATAGATAATACTGAAGATTCAATACAACTTAATTTTAGATAATGGCTTATACAAAAACATCAAATAAAAACCAGGATAAAGATGTTAGATATCTAAATAAAGATTTTAACACTTTTAAACAACAGTTAATAGAATTTACAAAAGTTTATTATCCAAATACATTTAATGACTTTAGTGAGGGATCACCAGGTATGATGTTTTTAGAAATGGCAGCCTACGTTGGTGATGTTTTATCCTTTTATACTGACACACAATTACAAGAAACTTTTTTAACATTAGCACAAGAAAAAGAAAATTTATATAATTTAGCTTATGCTTTAGGATATAAACCCAAAGTAACTACTACTTCAGCTACAAATTTAGATATATTTCAATTATTACCCTCTAAATTAGCTAATGGAACTTATCAACCAGATTATGATTATACTTTAAAAATAAATCCTGGATCTACTTTTAAATCAACAGAAGGTCCTGTATTTAGATTAGAAGAAAGAGTTGATTTTGCAATGTCTTCTTCTATAGATCCTACTGAAGTTAGCGTATATCAATTAGATAATAATAATAATCCTCAATATTATTTACTAAAAAAAAGATCAAAAGTAATTCAAGCTCAACCTAAATCTCAAAATTTTTCTGTAGGAATTTCAGAAAAATATCTAAATATAGATTTAAGAGACAACCAAATTATAGGAATAGAAAATATAATAGATTCAGATGGTAATATATGGACTGAAGTCCCTTACTTAGCTCAGGATACTGTATTTGATGATATAGAAAACATAGCTTCAAACGATCCTGATTTATATCAATATAATAACCAAACACCATATTTATTAAAACTAAAAAAAGCTTCAAAAAGATTTATATCTAGATTTTTATCAGATGGAACTTTACAAATATCTTTTGGTGCTGGTACTTCAGATAAAGATGATGAACAAATTATCCCTAACCCTGATAATATAGGATTAGGCCTTAAAGACGGAAGTAGTAAGTTAAATTTAGCTTTTGATCCTTCTAATTTTTTATATACCCAAACATACGGAGAAGCACCTTCAAATACAACTTTAACAGTTAATTATTTAGTAGGAGGTGGTATAGCATCAAACGTCCCCGCTAATACAATAACAGCAAATGAAACTTTAAATTTAACTCAAAAACCTAATTTAGTATTAGGAACAGCTAATTTTATTAGAGAATCAATCGTTGTGACTAACCCAGAAGCTTCAACTGGGGGTGGTAGTGGTGACTCAAATGAAGAAGTTAGAATGAATACAATGGCTGCTTTTTCAGCTCAGCAAAGAACAGTAACTAAGGAAGATTACATTGTAAGAACATATTCTATGCCTTCTCGTTTTGGTAAAATAGCAAAAGCATATATAACTCAAGATGATCAATTAACACCATATACCTCAGAGGCTAATAGAATACCTAATCCTTTAGCATTAAATTTACATGTTTTAGGATATGATGGTAACCAAAATTTAAAAAATTTAAACACAGCAACAAAAACAAATTTATCAACTTACTTAGAACATCATAGAATGCTAACAGATGCTGTTAATATTAAAGATGGATATATTATTAATATTGGGATTGATTTTGAAATTACAACATTTAAATCATATAATAACCAAGAAGTTTTATTAGAGTGTATATCAGAATTAAAAGAATATTTTGATATAGATAAATGGCAAATTAACCAACCACTTATAATAAATGAAGCAATGAATCTTATTAGTAATGTAAAGGGAGTAATCTCAGTACAAAAATTTGAAGTAAATAATATAAGTAGTGAAGATAAAGGATATTCAAAATTTAAATATGATATAATAGGTGCTACAAGAAGTGGTGTTATTTACCCTTCATTAGATCCTAGTATATTTGAAATAAAATATCCAGATATTGATATTAAAGGACGAGTAATAACATACTAAAATGGCATACTATTCTATATTTCCTGAAAAAGACGCTACAATTTATAGTCACCCTGATAGAAAAAAACTAAATACAGGTGGGGATGAAATTTTAGAAATTGTAAAAGAAAAAGGTAATTCTGATCAAAGATATTATCCTTCAAGAGTACTTATACAATTCAAAAGTGAAGAAATTAAAGAGATAATCACAGATAAAATGGCAAATGGACCTGCTTTTTTTAGTGTAAGTAATACTACTGCTTTAAATAATTTTGTTAATGTATCTTTAGAATTATTCACAGCACAACATAAAAATTTAGCAAATGTTATAAATTTGGAGGCATATGCTATATCACAATCATGGCATGAAGGCTCAGGAAGATTTTCAAATCTACCAACAAGTTCAAATGGGTGTTCTTGGATTTTTAGAGATAATGATATAACAAAAACACAATGGCTAACAGGTTCAGTAATAACAACAGGATTAACTTTTGGTTCTTCATCTATTAATATAAATACATTACCCTTAGGATCGCAAATGGAATTAACTATTAATGGTGTAGATTATGTACCTGTTATATCTGCCTCATTATTTGATAACAATGACTCAGAATTTTTTGTAGAAATAAGTTCATCAATAACAGCATTTGGAAATAATTTAGCAAACGTTATAAATTTATCTTCATCTTTAAATAATGTAACAGCTTCATTTAACGAATCAACTAATACATTAATTTTATCTGGATCATCTTTAGGAACTAACGTAACTGTAACAACAAGTTCCGTAGCAGGAAATAACCAAGCTGTATTTACTTCTTCTATAGGAAATTTTTCAGTACAAGGAGCAACAAGCACAACAACAACACCTTTTAATAGTGGAACATCAGGTTCAATAATAGCAAGTGGTATAACAGAAGGAGGAGGGGTTTGGTACAAAGGAGTAGGATATCAAGCAACCCAACAATTTAAAAATGGGGATAAATTAGATACTAGTTTTAATGTAACAGACATAATTCAAAAATTCTCAGC